GGGGAGTGGAGCCCCGAGGAAAAAATAAATGTAGGAGTTTTCACATTATGACAAGATGATACCGTTTCTTACACCTTTTCACACTACTAATATATCACGTTTTTCTCGTGACAAACACCCTTTTCTGTCACTACTAAAATTTTTCACCTAATTTGATGAGCAAAATCTCACACGCTAGATTGCAAGCGTTCATGATGACATTTCGATTCGTGAAGTGTTTCTTCGCAAGAGAGCGATAATCGTATACATCATCAAAGTAGTACTCTGTGACAAATTCTCTTTGTTTTTCATCAAGCTCTTCGAGAGTCTCTTCCACACATCGCTTCCAAAAGAGACGGTTTTGAATATATTTGTCACTCTCGAATCGAATGAGCTCGTTTTCCGCTGCTTTCGAATTCGTTCCTTTTGCACGGATCCACGCATTCACATCTTCTTCCTTATGACATAACATATCGAATTTTCTCGATGTGATTTCTTTGTCGTAATATGGATACTCTCTGAATCGAATCTCAGCGATTTTCTTATCTTTCATTCAACCCCTCCATTTCAAGAATTTGATTGAAGATGCTCTTCACTAGACTAATCGGGATATTTGAGCGATTGTTGTATCCATTTACGTTTTTAAACACCGCCGCACTCGGTTTGTTTCCTGTTTTCAAATCCAACCTAACATTCGACTTGAATTTTGTAGGCTTTTGAAGATGATAATCATCATATTGATTATAGTGAACTAGATTATCATATGGGATTTTAAATCCGAGAATTCTGTCGATATATTCCCATATTCTTGAACGTTCTGGATTCTCAATAACATAATACTTCGGATTGTATCGCTTAATGATTTGAATCAAATTGAAAGCACATAGTTCACCATTGATTCGCTTCACAATTTGTCTTTCGGGAATATAAGTATATTTTTCATACTCGTGATAATCTCGAATAGTAAATGGACTAAGTGGTGTTTGTGGTTCGAATAAGGATTCATCGTCTCTCTCTTGTTTCCAACAAGCGTTCCCCATAATCATGTGAGATGCAATCGACCAAGACTCACAAGGAGGACTTGCAATGATGAGATCCGGGTGAGGGAGCTTGTCAAGAGTCTCATAGAGCTTGTTGTCTCCGAAGAGATACGAATAATCAGCGAGATTCAAGTGAATGAAGTGATTATTCTTGTTCTCGATATCCAATCCCACGGAATAAATTGTCATCTTTTGCCCCCCCTCATTCAGCTCTCGAACTCCTTGAGCATAGCAGCCATTGCCGCTGTCAAACAATGCCCAAACAATCATCGCATCAACTCCTCGAGTTTAGAATAAACTATTGACATCAAAGTCCTCCTTATCAGTAGATATCCCAATCACACTATTAAGGCTAAAACACGCCCTTTTCTTTTTGCCATCAGATGCACTTATATACTTGAATTCAACCATGCTCGTTATATAAGAATCTTGTTTGATATTAGTCACATTTTCAAATCTTAGCGTTTTTCCATTTTCTAAATATAAAGTAAGTTCCATTTTTTTATTCCCCATTTCTATTTCATATTTTCTTTTATCGTATCGAAAGTCCATTCGACAACATTGGCAATCGTATCTCCAACCCATTCAGCGATGTCGAATACGATGTAAGCGAAGTTGAAGATGAAAACGAATAGGACAACGAATAAGAACGATAATATAATCCAACTAAACACCATCAATATCATAATGTTCATTCTTACACCTCGTTATCCACAAACAACTCGATGATTTCATCTCCAAACAATTCGATAGCACGTTCGGCATCTTGTTCATTTTTGAAATAACCGAAAAGGCTGAATGTTTCATAAAAATAAATATCGTTACATAAAATATCATCCGTCATATTCGATTTGTATAAATAATACTTTGCTTCATTTTTATTCCAATTTATTTGCCAATCCCCATTACACTCATCTCTGAATGCTCTAAATCGTGTTAGTAAATTTCTGCGTTTGGATTCGAGTTCGGCTGCTTCTTCGGTTGGAAATATGTTACCTTGACTAAAAAAACTATTATCGGCTTCTATGTCATGCCAAGAATCTAAAAAAACGTCTCCACTCGATTGGATACAATAATGTTTATCCCCATACTCATACGGGCATTTCATCTCCCATGTATCTTCCTCTTCAACAGGTGCTTTAATATCAGCTAATACTTTTGATAATTCATTAGCTAAATTAGAAAAGAACGTTCTGAAAGAATCTGCTGTTTTTACTAACTCTTTCAACGAATTTACGTCTTGTTTTTTATCTTCCATCGTTATCCCCCTTAGTATTTGTAATCATCAGGGCATAACCCTGCTGGCCATTCAATCATTTCAGGATTTTTCTTCAATTGCTCGCTTAATTCAATTGCGTTTTCTACTGCCTTCAACGACGTTTCAAATCCAAGCAAGAAAGCAAATCGTTCATTGTAGCTCATCTCTTCTAACTGTCCATAGTTGATATCTTCTTGGAATTGCTTCAAGGCTCTGTCATACATTAACATGTCCTTGTACTTACAATGAGCCACAATCAAGTAGTGAACATCATCTTTCAGTTTTTTGAATTCATCTTTAGCCAATTGCCTTCACCGCCTTTTCTAGATTTGCTAAATTCTCTACAATACGATCTCGAATATGAGCTGCAACTGAATACGGGTCTTTCATAAATTTAATCAACGTATTTGCATTCACTTTTAACGCTTTGGAAGCGGCTAACATCTTCTCACTCGAATCTTCAATCATTCCATGGATGTACGTGATCGCTTCACCATAATTCTCACCCATGTACTTAAATGCCGTTTTACTAATTCGTTCTTGATACGGGTCCTTAACGATAGTTCCTTCGATAGAATGTTCTTTGATAAACTCTAAAACTTCATTTGGCGTTTTAAAATGCATCGCTTGTTTAATGTCAGTTGTAAATTTATGCGTATATCGTGGATGATTCTTTGCAAGATATCCCATCATACTCGAGTAGTCTTTGATATGTTGGAAGTAATATTGTGGATATTTAGCATCTCTAATGACATACATTTTTATATTGTTCATGAGCATCGCTCCTTTGCTATTTTTTCTTCTAATTCATGACCTGTGACACGTGTGACATGTGTGACACGTTTTTTTGCAAAATATAAAATAAAAATATAAGAATGTTGATTTAATAGGCTTTTATACTTACTTTTTACTTTTTTATTAAAAAACATGTCACAGGTGTCACATATATATATAAAAGTATCTATAAACGTTGATATAACAACATTTTGAAGTGTGACACCATTTTAAAAAAACGTGTCACATTGCTGGTACAACGCGTCACAAATGTGACACGTTTTTTGTTTTGTGACACCAGTACGTGTCACAAATTAGGTAATAATTCTTTGATAACCTCTTATTAATTTTCCGTTGACTCTGAACCGTTCTTTCTTCCAATCTAGTAAATTATCCATAATAAAACTTATCTTTCGAGATAACTTTTGGTCGTTCGATTCTTTATGAAACAAATTGAACATAATCTCTCGAGTAGCCACCCGATTCATCGGTTGACCCCCTGAAGCCCAGTCAGGACTATTTGCGAAATATTTAGTCGTATAAATATACTGATCAGTTGTTGTTCTACTTTCCCAATCTTTTGGAACGGGCATTTCCAAGTATTGAAGGATTTGAAGTTCAATCTCATCTCTGAACATGAATTGCTCACGATATTCAACTAATTCCGATTCCGTTTCTTCATCAAACATCAAATCCACACCGCTTTTGTAAAGGGTGACGGCTTCGCCCCAGATTTGCTTTACGACTTCATCCGTTATCTTCATAGGATGCTTTTTCTGTTTGTCATTACTTGCTAGTACAGGTAAGAACCTGCGTTCACCAGTCTTATCCTTGAGGTATTCAACGTGATTGCTTGTTCGTGCTAAAACGAAATTCTTTGCGAACTCTTGCGTTCTGCGCATATACGGTTTTCTGAATCGTAAGCTCGTTTTTGAAATAAACGATTTCGTTTCTGCAAAACTCATGCGATCACTAGCGACCATTTCGTCATCATTCACGATTAAATGCTTCAGCATGATGTCGTAGTTATCTTTGTTTGCAAAATCAGTGACTGCATCCGTGTACCAATGACCACCAAGCTTTTGTAAGAACGAGGTTTTACCAACACCTTGACCACCTACCAAGTCCAGAACGTAGTCAAATTTGACGTAAGGCTCGTATACCTTGGCAACAGCACCTACCATCCACATTTCAGCGATTTTAGACACTAGAGGGTCTTGGTTAGCTCCTAGATAGACTTGCAGCATTTGTCCAATGCGTTTGCGTTTGTCCCAGCCTTTCTCAGCTTCTTCCATATACTCTTTTACTGGATTGTAAGACCGTTCAGATAAGAAGGTTTCCATGCCATCTATCATCGCTTGAGATGTAAATGCTGCACCAGTGACATTCTCAAAATAAACTTTGACTACCGATTCAAAATTCGAAGGCAGCTCTCCTTTTTTCAGAAGCGTGTTTCCAAGTTGGATGTCTCTTGTTAATTCATGCTCTTGAGAGAATTCGTTATGCTTCAGATAGAGATTTAACTGGTCATCAGCACGAAATGCGTTCAACACGTTTACTGGACTATTCGTTTTAAGAGTTCCGTTGCTATTCTTAATCGGTTCATAATCCTTATAAAAACTCACTACTTCGCCAATCACAATCACCTCCTGTCTTTGTTAATCATACTTACTACTGTTCTTTCTAATTCTTGCATCGATAGTGGATTTGGAGTGTTGGTATTAGCTATTTTAGCTAACGTCAACACATCCATCTCGTCCACTCCTCGCCATAATAATCCGCCTACAAATTTAGCAAGCTTATCATTACGATTCCCTTCATCGCCTAATCCATTGGCAATGATTTCAAACAATTCCGTTGTTTTTGTCTTTCCGGATGTTCTGCCTTTACTAACCCACGACCGTAAACCGTCGCTGTAATCAAATTCACGTCCATTGGTGATTTTGTACTGCTGAATGATGGCTTCAATTAAGGCCCTGGAGGGAGTAATCATTGTTCCTTTTTCAGGAGATTTTTCCATGTCCCATTCATATTGCCCTTTATCCGTTGCAGAAGGAGCAACCAACACATAATTGTTTTCATGCGCTTTGATATCCACTCCTGGAAGAAATCCAATCATTTGACTGATGTGGATATCATCACGCTTGAAATAGAATAGGTGCTTACCTCCTGATGCCGTTTTTGCTTGAAGTGTGGGTTCGATTAGGTTTAAATGTTCCCAATTCTTCAATGAATCAAATCCACTGGTTTGTCCGTGTTTGTCAATGTCAATCACGAAGAAGTTTGTTGTCCTTAGTGCGATGTTCGCATTTGGATATTGATTCCAAACTTCGTTAATTCCATCAGCATCAAGAGGTGGTTTATCCGCAAATTCAATTAATGGTCTTTTAGTTGTAGGACTAATCGGGATGACCGAGAACCCTTTCTGCTGATATAGCAGTGCATATTCTTTCATTGAATGCATGAGATCACCTTATTTTTAGAAAGGTAAATC